CATTAATGAATGGGAATCTATGGAGTTGGTACCCTTGTGGTCAGTTAAAGGTAAGAAAGAATACTTGCCTAAGCTGAAAATCGATGAGAAGAACGTCAGAGTCTTCATCATCCCTAATGTTGACGTCTACTTTACACAAGCAATGTTTTGCCAGCAATTCAACGCCTCGATGAGTACAAAAATGGAAAATTGGTGCAGTGTTGGTACATCATTTCAGTATGGTGGCTTCAATAGATTGTTCAGACAACTAGAATCTTTTGATTGGATAATCGAAGGAGATTGTACAAAATGGGATAAGAGAGCAAAAGAGAGAATGTTGAACGCTTGTCGTGACATTCGAATCGCTTTATATAAGAAGCGAGTCTCACCACAATTCAATGCCTGGTGTAAAGCCAATGGCGTTAGTATTAGTGTGGAAGACATAATGTATATCATATACCATGATTTGGTCAATGCGCATATCGTTCTACCGGACGGTCGTGTTCTGAGAATGATTCACGGAGGAATGTTATCTGGTTTTGGAAACACTACCTATGATAACGTCATCATGCACATGATCATATTCTGTGCGATGGTTATTTACATCAAGCGAAAGAAGGATAAGATGTGGTTTGACATCGGGTATTTGGAGAAAGCTATGTTAGCACTCCTATATGCCGATGATCATTTAGTTGGAGTTGATGATGACTTGAAAGAGATGCTTTCATTTGAGTTTAGATCTGAGTTTTACCAAAGATTTGGATTTGAGCTTAAGAAGGCTGATGATAAAGTGTCAGACAACCCGATCAACCACAAATTTTTAGGCGCGAGACCCGTCAAAATATTTGGAGATTATTACCCAGTTTACGATGTCAACAAGGTTAAATCTTCCATTTACAGAGTCGGAGAACAAACCACCAAAGAAATCGCTTATGTTCGAGCCATTGCGTATTTCATACTCATTTGTGCATCAGGAGATCCTTTTGTCGAAGTACTGATTAAGTACATCCGGCATTTGGTTGATGCAAGATTGTGGAAAGTACTGAAAAGTACGGAGTTTGCTATTGACAGCGAAAACTTCAACCACTTGAAATTTTCTCTACATTTCTCATTGATTCCGACAATCAGTGAGGGTTTGAAATTTTGGTCGGGTAATGAGTCACGATTGTTAACGCCAATCGTGGACCGCGTTGAAAAATCAAATAAATTTGATTTGTTGGAAGCGATTATAGATCCTAACAACACCATAACATTTAGATTAAACACAATTAACCCACCACCACAATACAAAAACCAAACAAGAGAAAAACAAATGAACAGAATGACACAGTCACCTATGATTCAAAGAGTCAAAAAGACGGAGACAGTAGTCCCAACTCGATTTACTTTAGAGGATTCAACCCCAAAGTATCTCA